ACTGGGAGAAAGACCAGAACGGCCAGGACAAGAGCGTCATCAAGTCCGCGATCACACCCGACCACAAGGACTACGCCGCCCTCATGGGCGGGTCCGCAAAGCCTGCGGTGTCAGGGGCCGCCAACGGGTCGAACGCATATGCCCAGGCCACGGGCCGTGCCTCCGTGCCGGGCCGCCCGAGCTGGGCACAGTAAGGGGGACGCCGCCATGATGCTCCGCCCCCGACAAGCCCTGCTAGTCGAGCGCTCCTTGGCGGCGCTCGCCCAACACGGCAACACCCTGTCTGTTGGCCCCACCGGGTCCGGCAAGACCATCATGCTGTCGGCGGTGGCCGGCAGCTTGTTGGCCGAGCCAGATGCCAAGGCCTGCATCCTCGCCCACCGTGATGAGCTGACCGGCCAGAACCTGACCAAATTCGCACGGGTGAATCCGGGCGTCAGCACCTCCGTGTTCGATGCCAAGGACAAATCCTGGTCCGGGCGCGCCACGTTCGCGATGGTGCAAACGCTGTCACGCGACAACCATCTCGCCGCGATACCAACACTCGATCTGCTGGTGATCGATGAGGCGCACCACGCCGCCTCGGCGTCTTACCGCCGCGTGATCGACCGGGTGCTGGACAAAAACCCGCACGCTCAGATCTTCGGGGTGACGGCGACACCTGCCCGCAGTGACGGCAAGGGACTGCGGGAGGTCTTCAGCAACGTCGCGGATCAAATCACGCTGGGCGAGCTGATTGCGTCCGGTCATCTCGTGCCGCCCCGCACCTTCGTCATCGATGTCGGCGCCCAGGAGCAGTTGACGCAGGTCCGGCGCACGGCCACTGACTTCGACATGACGGAAGTCGAGGCGATTCTCAACAAGACGCCCATCACCGATGCCGTGATCCGTCATTGGCGGGAGAAGGCCGGCGAGCGCAAGACGATCGTGTTCTGCTCGACCGTCGCCCATGCCGAGTGCGTGCGCCAAGCATTTCAGGATGCCGGTGTATCCGCCGTGATCGTGCACGGCGAGCTGTCCGATGCAGAGCGCAAGGCACGCCTTGCCGAGTACGAATCCGGCGCCGCACAGGTGGTCGTCAATGTGGCCGTGCTCACGGAGGGCTACGACTTCACGCCCACGTCGTGTGTCGTTCTACTGCGACCCAGCTCGCACAAGTCGACGCTGACCCAGATGATCGGGCGCGGCCTGCGCACCATCGATCCTACTGAGCATCCCGCGGTCATCAAGACTGACTGCGTGGTGCTGGACTTCGGCACCGCCACCTTGATGCACGGTTCCTTGGAGCAGGACGTCAACCTCGACGGGCACCAGCATCACGGGGAAGCACCGACCAAGGACTGCCCGTCCTGTGAAGCCACCGTCCCGCTCGGCTGCCGCGAATGCCCGCTGTGCGGATTCATCTGGGAGAACGAGACCACCGAGGAAGGTAACGCACTGGCCGATTTCGTGATGACCGAGATCGACCTGCTCAAACGCTCCAACTTCCGCTGGTGCGATCTGTTCGGCTGCGACGACGCGCTGATGGCGACCGGCTTCAATGCCTGGGGGGGCGTGTTCTTCCTGAATGGGCGCTGGCACGCCGTGGGCGGTGGCGAGGGTCTGCAGCCACGCTTGCTGGCCGTCGGCGACCGCACCGTCTGCATGGCCAAGGCCGATGACTGGCTGAACGATCGAGAGTCGGCGGACTCCGCGCACAAGACCAGACGTTGGCTGAACGAACCGCCGACCGCGAAGCAACTGCAGTATCTGCCGCAGGCGCTGCGCGCCGACTTCGGTATGACGCGCTATCAGGCATCGGCACTGCTGTCCTTCCAGTTCAACAAGTCGTCGATTCAGCGCCTCGTAGTGGCTGCCAACGATGCCCACCGGGAGGCCGCGTGAAATGTGCAGTCTGCTCCCGCAAGGCCAAGGGCTTCGGCTACTTCAATCCACGCCTTCCGCGCAACGATCCACGCCGTTACTCGGATCGCTGGGTGTTCTGCTCCATGCGCTGCCAGAACGCCTTCTCACGACTCATGGAAAAGACAGGAGGTCACATGATCGACCCGAGTGATATGGAGCTGGCCGCCATGGCGTCCTGCCTGGTTCCGCTGGGTGAGTACGTGGGCTCCATCGGCATGCAGCGACCGCTGGCGGATTACAGCAAAGACGAAGTCCTGATGCTGATCGACGTGGTGGTGACCGCCTACCAGGAACACATGCTCGTCGAGCACGAGCGGATGGCGGAGAAGGACCGCGCTTTTCTTGAGGAGCGACTCGCCCGCCAGGGTAAGCCTGCTTCGACGGGAGTGCCGTTCTGATGCTGGACTTCAATCATCGCCCCAAGATTCATGAGCAGATCGGTGTGCTCATCGATACCGCGCTGAGCGCCGAACGCGACAACCAAGCTCGGCGCAACTATCTCGGTGCGTCTCGGTTGGGCGTTGCCTGCGAGCGGGCTCTGCAATACGAGTATCTGCAAACACCGGTCGATCCTGGCTGGGACATGCCAGGTCGCGTTCTGCGTGTCTTCGAGGTGGGCCATGTCCTCGAAGAGTTGGCCATCCGCTGGCTGCGCATGGCCGGATTCGATCTGTACACGCAAAAGGCCAGCGGCGGTCAGTTCGGATTTTCCGTCGCGGGCGGTCGCATCCAAGGGCATGTCGATGGTGTGCTGAACGGCGGTCCCGCAGAGCTAGGAATGAGCTATCCGGCCCTGTGGGAGTGCAAGACCATGAACGACAAGTCCTGGCGAGACACGGTCAAGCACGGGGTCAGCAAATCCAAACCGGTCTATGCCGCACAAATGGCCATCTATCAGGCCTACATGGAGGCCAGCATTCCGGGCATCTCAGCGAACCCGGCGTTGTTCACCGCCATCAACAAGGACTCCGAAGAGATCTGGTTCGAGCTGGTACCGTTCGACGGCGGCCTGGCGCAGCGTATGTCCGATCGCGCGGTTCGGGTCATCACGGCAACGGACAGCCAGGAACTCCTGCCGCGCCATGCAACCACGCCAACGCATGTCGAGTGCAAGTTCTGCCCCTGGCAGGACCGCTGTTGGAGTTCGACATGATGGCCGACAACATCATCTGGCTCGACTTCAATGACGCGCCCGAGCAGCGCGACGAACTGACCTCCGACACCGATGCCTTGCGCGCTGGCTTGCTGGATCGACTTGAGGCCGTCCTCCACTACCTGTTTCCGCAGGGGCGCATCCGGGGTGGCAAGTTCTACGTCGGTGATGTCGATGGCAACCCGGGCAAGAGTCTGGTGGTTGAGCTGGACGGACCACGGCGCGGCCTGTGGAAAGACTTCTCCACCGATGAGGGCGGCGACATCATCGATCTGTGGGCGCGCTCGCAGGGTCGATCCGCCCGCAGCGACTTCCCACGCATCGCTGGAGAGATCCGGCAATGGCTCGGCATTGCTGCCCCGGTCGGCACGCCGATGCGCCGCGATATTCGCAGCGTGCCGATGGACGACCTCGGCGCCTACACCGGCAAATGGGATTACCTTACTCCCGATGGCGAGCTGATCGCCTGCGTCTACCGGTATGACCCGCCGACAGGCAAAGAGTACCGCCCATGGGATGTGCGAGCCCGCATGTGGCGCGCCCCCGACCCCAGGCCACTCTACAACCAGCCGGCCATCGCGAAAGCGCGAGAGGTCGTCCTGGTCGAAGGCGAGAAATGTGCGGCTGCGTTGATTGCCTGCGGCATTGCGGCCACCACCGCGATGAACGGCGCCAAGGCACCAGTCGACAAGACCGACTGGCGTCCATTAGCCGGGAAATCCGTGGTCATCTGGCCGGACCGGGATGCCCCTGGCTGGGACTACGCCGAGAGCGCAGCACGCGCTTGCGTGATGGCGGGCAGCGCATCCGTGGCCATTTTGGTGCCGCCGACCGACAAGCCGGCCAAGTGGGATGCGGCAGACGCTGTCGACGAGGGCTTCGACTGTGCGGCATTTATCGCCCAGGGTGACCGACGGATCGTAAAGGCAGCGGCTCCCTCTCTGCCCACCTTCACGCTGGGTGAACTGCTCGACGACAATTCGCCGCTGCCGCCGGATCTGATCGCCCCGCGCGTGCTGACACCGGCTGGCATGTTGGTGTTCGGCGGCGCACCCAAGGTCGGCAAGAGTGATTTCCTGCTGTCTTGGCTGGCGCACATGGCTGCAGGCGCTGTATTCCTCGGTATGCAGCCACCCCGTCCGCTGCGCGTGTTCTACCTGCAGGCCGAAGTCCAGTACCACTACCTACGCGAGCGCGTGAAGGACGTGCGCCTGCCATCCCACCGGCTTTTGGATGCTCGCGCCAACTTCGTCGCCACACCGCAGTTGCGGCTGGTGCTCGATGACGCGGGACTGGCGCAGGTGATCCCGGCGATCGCGCAGGCTTTCGGCGGCGAGCCTCCCGACATCATCGCAATCGATCCGATCCGCAACGTGTTCGATGGCGGCGACGCCGGTGGCGAGAACGACAACGGCGCCATGCTGTTCTTCCTGTCGCAGCGGGTGGAGCGCATTCGCCAGGCAGTGAATCCGGACGCCGGCGTCATCCTCGCCCACCACACCAAGAAGCTCGGCAAGAAGCAGTTCGAGGA